TGAACCTCTGGTGATTAAGCCAGAAATCTCCTACCGAAGTGTGCTCAAAAGCACTCGCTAAGGAAATGGAAATTCTTCCACTTCGGGACAATGGCGGCGAGTTGTCTCGCCGCTCATCATCGCTAGCGTCCGTGGCGGTGGTGACCTTGTCACAACGGACAGACGCCCTGGTTCGTGGACTTGATCTTCTCATGCGTCATCATGACGCTGGAGACGAAGTCTGTGCTGCTCTTGTCTTTCAATTGCATGCATACCTAGATAGCTCTGTTGACGAGACGGTTTGGATGAAGCGTGGTAAATACGCTCTGACCTACCCTCTCTCAAAGTATCTAAGGAACGAACCTCCTCCACAACCGGACGTGCCCTTTACGCCGTCCGGTGTCTTGCGTCGCTGGATGAAGCCTCGGCTCTCCGCGTTCAATCGCAAGAATACACATCTCTGGTACTCTTGGCTGCAGGCTAAACGCGCAGCCCTACCCGTCTCCGACGATCTTGTCGAGCAGACGTACGAGAAACACTTCGCCACTTTGACGAAAGTTGATAAGGGTGACGATGCCACGATCGATCTGATCTTTGGCGACCCTACCTTTCAGCACCTCCTCCACAAGGTTAGAGACGGCCTCACTCGGCGTCTCGGACAGTCCGACTGGTTTGACCAGATGGCTGCTTCGAACAGTGCCTGCTTCGAGCGGACACGTGGAAAGGGAGGCCAGCATGGTGAGCTCCTTGCTCTGGCTGGCATTTGTGCTCTCGGCGAAGGCGCACATGGTAGTGAACTCTACATGATGCGTTGTGATCCCGTCGTCTACGGGAAGACCACTAAATGGAATGTGGTCTCAGAGGTGCGGTGTGCGATAGGACGCGAGCGCTGGAGTGATCTCTGGCTTCGCGTTGCTGGACTCGATCTGACGAAGTCCCTCAAGTGTACGATTCAGGCTGTCCTGGAACCTATGAAGGTCCGGGTTATCAGCAAGGGAGAAGCTCTTCCCTACTACACTTGTCGCCCCCTCCAACGGGCTCTCCACTCTACGATGAGGGAGCTCCCTCCGTTTCGTCTCATTGGACGACCCTTTAGTCCTACCGACATGCTCGATCTTAAGGAGCGTGCGAGTCCCTCTGACTCATGGTTTTCGGTCGACTACTCAGCTGCCACCGATGGACTCTCTTGGAAGTTCTCCGGTCGGATTTTCCGTTTTCTTTGCGGGAATCTCGATCCGGTTCGGTATGATCTCGCAATGTCCGTTCTAGGCCCTCACGCCCTCCACTACCCTGTTCGGGGTGGTCGTGGGACGGTTGAGTTCAAAGGCATTCAACAGAACGGCCAGCTGATGGGCTCCATTCTCTCCTTCCCAATCCTTTGTCTTGCTAACATCGGCGTGTACCTTGCGGTCACCCGGTGGCACCAGGATGGGTGGACCCATGACGATCGTCTCAATCACGTACTCGTGAATGGAGACGACATGGTCTACGCTGCTGATCAGTCGCTTTGGAAGCGGCATGTCGACATCGCAGCGAAGGTCGGTTTAGAGATGAGCG